TTCACCTCTGTTACATTATAAGAGCCGTAGGTATTATCACCTAGTCAAATGCAAAAGAAAGTTATTCTACCAGAAATGGAAATTTCTTTCCCACAGACGACGAACGATACCGTTAGCGGTACGGTTAGCTGCTGTGATGCTGGAGAACGGAATAAGGTTTGTGATTTTGGGGTCGATCTGACTTCAAGGTCCCTCCTTACCAGTGTCACCCGAATCTCTAATACCCTTCGATATTGGAGACCCGAGTCATCAGGCTCGGTAATGAGTATTATCTGTTCTTTGCTCCCTACTTTCATTGCTAAACGACAGGGTCGTCGCTTTGAGAGAAAGGAGTATGGCCGGTTTATCCAGTCTTTTATTAAGACGATTGATAATGTCCAGTCATTTTGTTCAACAAATAATCGGGAGCAAGATTTTGTAAAATATCATCTTGCTGTCCTTTTATGTCAGACTGTCAGTGACCCGCAGTTACCTGCGAAACCTGACTGGATTAACAAACCATTGTTTTCAGGTTGGTTGAGACGTTGTGTAGTCCGAGCGGTTGCTCGACGCGATATCTCCTTCATCAACTCTCTCTATCAATCCAAACGGGCTTGGCCCAGATTGTCTTTAGAGAAGGAAGAGGAAGCGATACGCGACCATCAACTAGCGGTGTGTTCACGTAGGGCAGGACCGATCCCGAAGGATCTGTCTTGCGTGATCACTGAGACTGTCAGAGAGATCTTCTCAGATCTCCCTGAGCCCACTCGTTTCATCCCAAGTGGTGGAGCTTGTATGCAAGCACCTCGCAGTAAAGGGGGTGCGTCATCACTTTATGCTCCATTTAACCTGAGTGTCCCATCTAATAAGGTCATGGGCAAGGGCAAATCATTTATTAATTCACTTAACACCTGGAGACAATCAACTTACGATGATTGCCTTCAGAATGTTAAGCAACGTATGGAAAGGGGCGATAAGAGCCTCCTTGATGTACAGTTCGAGTTAATACCCGAACCCGGAAAATTCCGAGGAATCACCAAGGGCGATGGTTATCTGTATACTGTTATCCAGCCAGCTCAAGGGCAGCTGTTGGACGCTTGGAAGCGACATAGGTCTTCAACCATGTTGCAGGACATTGATCTTGCGATCAATAAAATTAATGAAAACCTGAAACACCGGTCCGATTGGAAGTGGGTGAGCGTTGACTATAAAAGCGCTACAGATCTCTTGTTCCGAGAGGTCTCAATTCATGCCTTAGCATCAATCGAGTTTCTTCATGAAGAGGAAATAGCGATGTTCTCTATGTATAAGGCTTTCGTTCATTATCCGGATGGATCTGTCCATCGGCAAGAGGAGGGTCAGTTGATGGGGCATCCCTTGAGCTTCCCTCTTCTCTGTGCAATCAACTTGGCATGTTACCGAACCGCAATTAAGAGGTATTATTCCCTTAACGGCGATTTTCAACTACGTCGAGACTTATGGCGGAATGTTTTGGTAAACGGTGATGATATGCTTTTCAAAGCTCCAGAAGACTTTATAAAGATCTTTTATCAGGTTACTGCGGAAGCAGGCCTGAAGGTCTCCTTGGGTAAGAATTACGTATCATCACATTTCGCTTTAATCAATTCGCGCTGGTACCAGTCGGTACGGGGTCGTATGGTCAGGAAGGGTTATTTAAATCTGAAACTGATTAAGGGTGAATCACTTAAAACTGGTGATTCATCCGCGACTCC